TTGGTGTAGAAGTCCCAACAGAGTTTTTGTCTAGCGTCTAGTTGGTATTGATTGGCTCCGTTTGGGTTTGATTTTGCCATGTTCTTTAATATCTAAAATTGGCACGGATGTCTTCTACTGTGTTTTGTTTTGTAAAGGATAGTTCATATCCTAATGCTCTTAGTGTCATATAGTTTTATTGTAGCATAGTTATTTGTTTGCTCCCTGCCATTGATTTGCACAATGCTGTTTCTCATATCTATTCCTTCTTGTATAAAGGCTTTACTACCTTCTCTATGATGTCGTCTAGGCTTACCCATCCGCACAGACAGCCTTCCTCTGGGGTAAACCGCTTGCAGTTTAGGCAGTACATTCCTTTTTCATCAGGTATAAGTTCCCATAAATCACTTTCCAGACCTCCTATCTGGATATTCTTAGCTGGTTCAAACTCTTTCCTCATCCCCTCTATCCCTTCAATTAGGCTGGTGTAGGCCAGGTCGCGGTCTTGGGTGAGTGATGAATAGGGAATAACTAATTCGTCTGACTCATACCAACCTGCTTCATGGGCTAGACCTAAGTGTTCCTCTTCTACTGATGGCAATGGTTTGATATTCATATCTATTTAACGTGGTTTTTAAGGTGTTTAGCGGCTATCTTGGCATCTATTGCAGCTTTTAAATCACTTGGGTGCGGTTCAAACGAAATATCACTCATTTCAAAGAGGATGTGCGGTATTTTCCTGCTCATATAACAGTCACCAAAGATAAGCCTTAGTGGGTTGTATTTGTTTCTTTTATGCTTATACCTTATTGGAAAAATATTATAAAATGGTTTTTCTTTCATATCCTCTCACTATACACCTCTAGGGTTGGAATGGTAGTTATTTATCCCCAGTACCTATATCCTTATTATTCATAATGTCGATGTGCTTTGCCGTGACACGGAACACATAACCAAATTACATCTAGTGGTTTTGAGTAATCTTCATGGTGACCTTGTACTGGTAGCTCTTGTTCGCACTGTTCACAGTTTAAGGGTCTTAACATTTTCCCTCTTGATACAGCGTTGTTTAAAATTGTTCGTGCCGCTTGCTTTACCTTTTCTCTTTTGTAAGTTTTTGCGTATTCCTTTGCATATTTTTTAATACGCTCTGCATACTTTATTCTAAATAAAGCCTCTTTTAACCGAGCTTTTTCTATATTGTTTTTTCTTGACTCTGTCGCTTTACCCGAAAGGGTGTACCTCCGTGATGCAGCTTTCAATTGTTCCCTCCGAACAGGATTACTGTTTCTTTTTTTATCGTAGAGACTGCGACAGTCCTTACAATAATGGTCTAGACCGCCCTTTCTATTTTTGTTTGTATTAAATAAGTGTAAATCTTTCGTATCCTTACAGCTACTACATATTTTGGACATAGTAGTAGTATAACACATCCAACCAAATTTCTGTATTACCTGAGTTAGGTTATCAACAGTTTGGTTATCCTTTAAAAGACCAGATACCAGACTTCTTCAAACTTCTTATACCAGCCGTGGTCTGACACTTCTCCTTTGTATCTTCTTAGCTTTTGGTTGGCTTGCTTTCGGTAGATTTTGGCATTGTAACCGTTGCCGTAGTGGAACCATGTTTTGTATTTGATTCCTAACTCATTAACTCGATAATCTTTCCGAGGATAATACCTTCGGTATAAGAATTTTGCTTTTTCATAGACCATTGTAAACTACCGCAAGTGTCTTAATTGTTTGCTCTTGGTAGTTACATATTTATGTGCTTATAACTTCTATCTCAGTCCGAGGGTTTTCTTTATCGTAAAACTTCTGTACCGTCAGCTTAGTCACTTGACTGTCATCTTCATAAACTATCTCACTCATAGCATCTAAAAGGATTTTGAGGTGAGCATCTATGTCACGCTTGCGTTTATCTCCATAAAAGAGGTCTATGTGTAGTTCTACGATGCCACTGAGAGGGGCTGTAGTCCATTTTAAGCGTATTTCCTGTGCTAGTGCTAGCTTTGCATCTCTGTACTTGCTAGAGAGGATATTACGGCCTCTAAAGATACCAAACTTTTGGTTGATTGGAACTGGTTTGGTGTACAGAACTATCATGGTTACATTCTATCACGCTCTTTTTGTAGTAATCGTACATCATTTGCTTTTCAATACTCGGCCAGTCAAAGGACTCTTTTGTTATTGATGTCCATAGCTCGGCAAACTCAGGCTGGATGTTCTTAATGTCGGTGGTGGTCTGTTGTGAGGTGCTGGTCTTTCCTGTCTTGGCTTTAAGGATTGCTCGCCAGGTAGACTTTACAAACTCAGCGTCTACTTCTGGTCGGTGTTGCTTTATCATTTCCATTGCTAGAGCCATATCAATACCATGAGCGACACAGTGGTCTGCTATCTGTTGGAACAGCTTGTGGTAGCTTTTCTCTTGTTGTCTTGATTTAGTTTTCTCTATGGGTTCCATAGGGTGTTAGTCTTTTATATATTAAGGTTCTGATGTGCTTTTACTATAGCACCTACTTGACTCTGTTTGTCTTAGTTATACACAGGTTTCTTTTCTAGCTACAGCCCACCTTTTACCTAAAGAGGGATAACGGCACTCGCTATTAAGTTGTTGGTTACTATCTATCCCTTTAGCTCCACAGTTAAGAGTTAAGGTTGATATAGATGTAGTTACTTCGATACTAATCAGACGGCAGGGACAGAGGTGGCAACTGTTTTTCCCTGCTTTCGCATTAGAACCTAAATAACTACTTTATTGTTTTAAGAAGACGTGGTTTTAAATCGAGTGGCCTTATCCGATTTTCGTAACAATTAGTTCGTTCTTGCTGCCATTTGCAGTCCAGTTATGAGGCTGTCTATTGCTTCATCGGCTGTATAAGACTCTGTAGACCAGTTAGGTAAGTTAGGAATACGGCACGTAAGTCCATATCCTGCTACCCAAGTTTTGTTTGATGCTTTGTATTTTATAGTAAGCCCGCAAATTTGATCTTCAAACTCTATTGCTGTTGGTAGCGCGTTTATCTTTGTTAGATAGTCACCTTTTAGAAAAGGATGTATCGGTTGTCTATGCGCTTGTTTGTGTTCAAAAGAGTTACCATAAGTGGGTGTTTTTCTATGACAACCAGAACATAAAGTCCGACCATTGTCTAAGTCAAACATTAGCTCTGGGTAAAGCATAAAAGGTTTAATGTGGTCAACTTCCAACCTAATGCCCTTAGCTTTTGAACCCCTCTTTTTGCACATCTTACATTTTCTATCATCGCGAAGTATTACTAATCTACGCCACTCTCTGTATTCAGACGAATTACGAATCTTAGCTGCCTTCTCTCTGATTTCTTCAACGTATGACATGACACACAAAAACACGCCGATTAGGCGTGTCTCTTAAAGTCTTTGTGGTAAGAGCAAGCGATGCTACTCACGCAAGTATAAACACTTGCACTTACTCGTACCACAAAATATTCAATTGTCGTTACGAGCAGCATGTATATATTATACTAGCTAATCAAAATACGTGCAACCGTACTATCAAGCCGTAACAGGGGATAAGTTATCCACAGTTTTCTTCTTCGGACAATTCATATACCACCAGAGGCTATAAAAGTTCTTGGCTTGCTCACACTGTTTGTAGTGAGCATGTAGGTCTTCTACTTCTTTTATATGTGACATCTTACTAGCGTAAAAGCCAGGGGTAAGGGGTTTGTAGCCGCTTTGTGTTCGGCTGTGATTTAACTTAGTCACGAACGGCTCGATAGCGGCACTTCTGGCACTAGTAGCCTTACTCTTAGGCTTCTGGTAACGCTTTATATCAAATAGTGAGCTGTCCATACTAGCCCGTCACCGCTTCTAAGTACTGCACTGCTACACCATTCTCTACCCTGTAGCGGGGCTTCAGTGACGTTGTAGGGGTATACCAGTAGAACACTGTACCTTTTACCACGTCACGTTCTAGCTTGCCGTCTTCGTGTAGTTCTCTTAATCTTCGACTGGAATTACTGGCCTTGTACGTGGTGCTGGCGGCTACTAGACGTTCTATCTTGCCCCCACTAATGTGTACCCCAGCGTGCTTTTTATAATAAGCTAGGATGCGTTCGGATAATGATTGTTTTTTCATACCTTTAGTATAAAACAAAATCCCCCGAAGTGGGGGACTGTGTGTGTATAACTTTTACTTCTTCTTTGGAGTTTCTATGTAAGTCTTAAAAAGGTATGGATTTTTCATCAATCTCCTCAACAGCATACGCTGGCATGACTGAGCTACTACCCGCTTTTGGTTCATCAGCAAAGACACCAAACTTGGTTTCTGGGAACATGCTTAGTTCAAGGATGTAGCTCTCAGGCTTGCCGTCCTTTGCGTCAAACTTTACTAGTGTACCAACGCGGTTCCAGGCGGTCTTCTCTACGCCGTCTTTAATAAACTTCTTCGGGACAGTTACATTGTATCGCTGCATAGATTATTTTAAGCTAGTTTCTATTTCTTTTAATAATTCCTCTCCCTTTAACAAACCCTCACGGATTTTGTCTTGCATAACCTTATCACAATTTACACGTTGAATTAGTAAAGACTGTGCATAATTAGGATTGTAGGCCACGAAGTCACACCACTTTCTATTAGTAAATAACATCTGTTGCTGCATCTGCCATATATATTGCGGTTCAATCTTAAACTCTCCTGTTCTTTTAAACTCTATAATAGCTTTAAAGTGTTTTGTATCAGCAAAGGCTTTGGTTTCAAATAAACCATCATCATTTACTAAGCCGTCAGGGCTGGCTCCACCAACTTTAGAAATAGAATCGTCTGTAATAAAGCCAACTTCAAGTACAGTGTTGCCAGTTTCCAGCTCGTACATATCTCTTGCCAGTGGTTCAAGCTCGACACCACGCTCTAAATCTTTATTAACATAAAGTTCTTTATCTACGCTTGAATACTTCTCTGCTAGTTTATCCCAACAAAGTGTTTCCAATCCCTTACTTAAATTACCAATCGCTTGCGCGTTACTGGCAGTCAGTGGGTATTGTAGTCTTAATGCAAACCACTCGTCACTTCCTTGCTCTACATTATGCACTCTGTAACTCGGTTTTTCTTTTTGTGACATAAGAATCAAAATCTTTTCCAAGACCTTTATTAGACTGATAATACTTTTTTAGTTCATCCATAGTTTCAATAGCATCAACAGCAATTCTGACTTCTTCCATCTGCTCGATTCTGTCCATCTCTTTTTGTGTCAAAAATTCTTCCATTTCTTCTGAGCTTGCAATATCTCCATCAACAGCATAGCCTAAAAGTGCTAATGCTCTACCAACTGCGATAGTTTCTTGCTTTTCAAATTGCTTCTCGACTCCTTTTTCTGTCACCTTTGCAAATGAGTGTCCTGTGGCTTCTGCACTTGCTGGGTCTGATTTGTCTTTAAGTATTCGTGCTTTAAAGATGATTGATGTATCTGACACAGTTGGTGTGGTTTCAATAAGTCCGTTCGGGCAATCTGTTCTAAATTCTTTTAGGCGGTCTTTTACTTGAGCGTATGCTTTTCCTTTTAAATCTATAGTTGCTGTTTTTTTCATGTGTTATTTTTAACTAAGTCTTTTTTATAAAACCATTCTGCTGTTCCGTTCTTGTGTCTTACTTTAATGTCACGCCCTCCATAATCATTAGGGTCAAACTCAGTAACTATAGCGGTCTTGCCGTCTGGTAAAGTTACAGTATCGCAACCTCGAATGTTGTTCATGTTATTTCTTAAAGATTATTAAGGGCTTCTCTGGTTCCTTCAAAGCCTGGGATTTCTTCGGCTTGTTCTACTCCACAATGTTCTCCGCAATCCTCGCAAATCATATTCTCATTGTAATGACCTGCTCCGCAACAATCACTTAATGATTCTTCTATCTCACGTTCTCCGGTGCTCATTTCTACTGCTAATGAATTGATATATTCTTCCATAAAATATCTTACTTATTGATACACTTACACTATATACTATCGCCAGCCGTACACAAGTGAGTTATCCACATACCTATATAGAATAAAGGTTATCCACAGTTATACACAGTATTGTATTGCCAGCCAAACCACATAATGCTACTATAAATAAGTTAGTAAGTAACACAATAAATATGAAAATGTTTGACATTAAGACACCAGTAAAAGGAAGCGGTTGGAAGACATTAAAAGTAACTGATCGAACTAAACGCACCCTAAGTAACGGAGTAGTTATTCCAACTTGGAGTGCTATGGTTCGAGAGGCTAGTAAGATTTAATATGCAGATTGTAAAACTATCCATAAGAACTAGCGCAGCTCAAAGACAAGACTTCAACCGCCTAGCCAAGAGACTAGACCTAACACAAGCAGAACTCTTTGCACACATGATGCGATGTTATCAGGAGCAGGTTAAGATTAAATAACATGAACCCACATCATCAAGGATTTAACGAAAATCAAAAACGTAGATTTATTACCGCGGGAATAAGAAATGAAACGGTTTGCAACACGACAGAAGTACCAATTAAAACTTTCCTTGGCACTACTGATAAAAAAGGTTACAAAGCTAAAACGGTGTGTAGCTACCTTGACGAGTATCAAATATCTATTACCTACATAGAACCTTGGGACTTGCCTCACGCTGAAAAGATAATAAAACAAGTTGAAGAAAACAGTAAATCAAAGTTTGCTGATGCACTTTATTTAAAATTATATAACTAACTAACATGAAACACACAAACATCACCAACGAAATCACCGGAGAATATTACAAGCGACCATTCTGGGACTTCTCTTTGAAGAACGACAAGTGGATGATTGTCGGAGTAGCAGTAATGATAGCAGTAGCGGGGGTTATTTATTTAGTAGCGAGCTTAATTAATTAGTATGACAACATTAAAACAAGGCGACCTGATAAAAGACGAAGATGGAATGACTCATAAAGTACTCGGAGTGTGTGGAGAGGCGGTGCATCTTTCTTATTTTAATAATCACCATGATTATTTTTCCACTGAAACCGAAGCCTCTTTAAAAGCTATGGGTTTCACCTGGGACACACCAGCGTGGGAGCCTGCACTAAATGAAAAGTATTGGTATATCTATATCTATGGG